GATAACAAACTCATCGAACTGCCCCTGGAAAACAAACTGGGCTACTGAGAAATCATCGTCCGATACAACAGTGAAATTTGTAATCGGAAGCTTTGCTGGTATCGTAGGTGGCGAACCTTGTATAGACTGCCCACGTGAGTCATTTGGATTCGGCTTACTGATGGGCGCAGCATCGCCACCCGGCCCACCACGACCATCGTTTCCATAGCCTAGATTACGAACGACCATTAGCTACCTGCCCAGATGTCTTCAGGTGTTGGGTATTCGATGCTCACATCAACATTCGCAGGCCAGAAGAAAACATACGGTGTGAGTAAGCCACTACGAACTGGTGTCTTGACTGTGAACTCTAGTTCATAATTTTCAGAGTTATAGACAACTTCTTCGACGAGTCCGTTTACTGGTGCCGAGGCAATGAAGTCTTGACCCAGGTCTAACTCAACTGTATCGTAAGTCTCAAGACGGAGCATGTTGATGGGTGTCTTGAATTTAGCAATCTTCCAAGTGTTCGACATTCTGATTAGCCAGAAAGTTGCCGACTTAACTACAAGCGACTGTATGTTATAGATGAAGAAATCAAACTCTTCGAGATTTGTCCCATAGATCTGAATGTTGTTACGCAGCACAATCTTATTGCGTCTTTCCTCTTGACTGCGTGCGTAATCAGAATCCCAAGTTGCACAGAACTCTGTGACCAGATCCTCAGTTGGAGTCATCGTAAGCTCAAGAGTGCGACGATCAATGATGCTCTCATCAATGGTTTCGATTGCTGTCTCGTCAACAGCCAGATACTTAAGAAAGAGAACCTGGTCCTTGACATAGGCAACACAGCGTGCCTGCCAGGCAATATCCTCTATCGCTCCCAATGTTCCTCGCCTATCAAGGAAAGCAAAATTCGAGGGGAAAGGATCAACGCTGGCTTGCACAGCAGTGAACGATGTCGCATCCTTGGAGAGATCAGTATAGGTATCCATGAGATGTTCAATAATGTCAACAGTGTTAGGACCGACACTCGACGTCAAAGAAACAAACACGTCCTCTTCCCAAGCTTCACCGAAGTATTCCGTAAGCGGTCGGTTAAAGCGCAGAGTCGTAGCGTTCTGTCCAGCGATTAACTCATTGAGATTGATCGTGTAGTAGCTCGTTGGAATCGGGAGGAGCTTACGCTCTCCATCGATGATTCGGAATGCCATAACCTCATGGATAGCTGTTGAGGGGATTAGGTTCGCGATATAGATTTCCTTGTAGTCACTAGCAATGTAGACAGTATCTCCAACTTCGATACCGTAATCAAGCTGGCGCATATTGCTGAGGCCCACAACATAGTCGGGAAGATTGAGGCCCCTAACCAAATCTAGCCAAGCTTTCGAGAGGTAGACACTCGTCTGTTGGATGCTCCCACTTAAGAAACGGAACGTGTATTTTGGCACTCCGGCAATGAGTCCAACAGCTGGAGGCGGTGGTGGTCCTGTGACACTCCCATTTTGGATGTATAGAATTGGAGAGATAGAGCAGACACCGTCCGTTTGGTTTTCGCAAAAGGTAATGCCCCCACCGACCAAAAGATACTTCCCTTTGAGTAGGATGGTTGGATCGGAAAGAATGAACTCATTAGGATTCAAGGATGGGAGAATATCGATGCCCACATCGGCAGGTGTATTCGCTTGAGAGATCGTAAATGTCCGTCCAACAAATTGCCCTATGAAGTGCATTCCATTAACGATGATCTCAACGTCCACACCCTGAGGAAATTCTTCACCATTCTCTACAATGATTTCAGTCAGCACAAAGACTGTTAACGCATCCTCAAGAATCTTCTTCTCAGCATTCTTAATAGCGATGTTATTGTTGCCAACAGTAATGTTAATCTCGGATGTGTTTTGGAGAGCTAGAGCAATGTTTAGGTCCTGGCTCGCATTCGAGAGGATTTGATTCAGTAGCGCATCCTGGTCCCACTGGGCTTGTGTAGTGTAGACCCAATTGTCAGCGATGTATTCGTCGAGAGCAAGTTGTGCCTGGTCCACTAGTCCAATAGTCTCGGGAACGGCCCCTCGGATGACAACATCGAAACCAGGAATGTCCTTACCGATTCGGTAAGCGTCTAGAACTTCCGGTGTGAAGCTGATAGTTGTGACTGGCCGGAGGTTACGAATGAATGTTGGCTCAAAGAACTTAAAGATACTTTTGGCAACTTTGCCGGGTGTTGATTGTAGTTGGGTTAGATCCTCTTCGGCTTCTGCCAGGAAGGAGACATGCTCTTCAACGAAGACCCTCCAACGCTCAAGCTCTTTACAGACATCGACGTAGGATCTAAGATTCGCTTCTTGAGTCGGACTGTCAAAAATCAAAGCTGAGAGAAACTCGTTAAGACTAATCGTCGCGCTTGTTAGATTGTCTATCACGACACCGTAACTAATGACTGTAGTCTCAAGAGGTAACTTATCGGCGATCTTTTGAGCAGTCTCCGCAGCCTGTGCCGTAATGGCGAGGCTACAAAGTTGGTCCAGTTCAGGAAGCGTAATCTGCCCATAGTGAGTTAAGCTAGTTCCGCGCACAGCCTCAGTGATACGTGTAGCTGGAACACGAACAACATCTCCAAAGGCTAGCGGCCAAGGCACACCGATAGCGCGCTCTGCTACGAAATCAAATTCTCCGTCCTCGGGTGCAAAGCCAAGCTCGCGATCTTCAATGATATTGACAACCGTGAAGCTAACCTGTCTTGTTCCTTCGTTCCAAATAATTGGGCTGGAGACTTGTCCACTAAAGAGCAGGAACTTATCCCCATCAACAAGCCCCTCATAGCTTTGGTAGATCCTAGCTGGACGCTTATGGATATCGTTCACGTTAAGAATTGCTTTGATGGTCCCATCAGTATCGTCTAGTGTGAGACTAATACTTCCCGAGGCTCCACTAGAGCCTATCTTGACAATGGTATCGAGACCACTTACCGTAAGGATCTTACCTTGGGCTCCAAGGAAATCCTTATCGGCGTAAGTGATTACAGCACCAGCCCAATCGACTTCAACTACTGTAACTGGTTCAGTGCCAAGACGAGTTTGGACTTTAGTGAGTGCGTTTGCGTTAGGAGTTCTCATAGCTGCGCTCCTAGGAGTTGTAGAGTTATCGAGCCACTTTCCTTACGACCACCACCAGAATTGGAGGATCTGGTGTCGATGCTGATATCAATGGGGTTCTCGCCAAAGATAGCATTCCACTGGTCGCCACGGAAGTCTGTTAGCTTAATTGAATCTCCTGTATACAGCTTGTAGAACTCTTCGATTTCTACCAGCTTCCCGCGTCCCAGATTCTCCCACGTAAAGATAAGAGTCTTCCGATTACTCGACTTAACATACGTTGATCGTGTCCCATCAATTGAAAGCTTGAAGTCCACACTAAGATCCCATCCCTCAGTATTTTCCAACTTGGGATTAGGGAGAATCAGTGTCGTAACTGGTGCGCTGAATGGCGCTTCAATGATCATGGTCATGGGACGAGCGTGCTCTGAATGTTAAGCTTTGCGCTATATTTACAGTCTCCTTCGTCAGAGACAGCAGAGTCAGGATTGATAATGATCCCCTCCCAAATCCGGGCCTCGTGGTCCGTGTATGTCACAAGCAGCCCAAGGCAATCTTTCAAAAAATCCAGAAGCTCTTGTGCTTTAGCTCTAGTCATCACTGAGATTCCAATAGAGTGCGTTGTCTGCTTCGGCCACTGTGAGTCTCGAACCAGCCTCGGAGTGCCACCGCGACTAATGTTTAGAGCACGGTCTACGTCTACTGATTCGCTGTTTCCAAAATCCGGATTGCGAAGAGTGATAGAGCTAGCACTGCAAACGAGAGTGATATTACTAGCCACACCAATCGTGATGACTGGCATCCCTGCTCCGAAAGGACTGTATTCGTGCCTGTCGCATGGGACATCAATGTATGCCACGACAGCCTGTCCGAAGAGGATATCGTTCTGGGCGACTGGGTTGATATCTAATTCAACGGCTACCGCATGGTTGAAAAGGATATCGTTCTCGGTCCCCTTACTTGCTTCGGCAACAACGCTCTGGTCAAAGAGGATATTACTGATTAGGTGATCGCCACGTGAAGCCTCAGAGGTGAAGGCAATATCACTACTGAGACTCTCCTCAGTAGTCGGACCCATGTTCTGTGAGAAATTAACATTGGTTGTAACAGAGACGTTGATGGTTGCAGTCTTACCAACCGTCTGACTGAAGTTGATGTTTGTAGCTACGTTAATGACGATGACGTTATGCTGGACTTGTTGTTGGAACTCAATACTATTCGATACGGCTTTATCTAGTTCCCAGGCAGCGTTATGTGTAAAGAGTAGATCGCTGAACGGCGGTGTGCCATCTTCACCGAGAATGAACTCAATCGGTCCAGAGCGGAAGCGTTGGAATGTCTCAGGCTCAAACTGTTGGACTGGAGGATGATCGGCAGTCGTCGGTGCATTAAAGAGCGTGGCATTCTGATGGAGCATGATATCAATGATGGGATCATCATTGTTATATATCGGAGCAAAGTAAAGAAGCTCGTCAGTCCTGACCAACAACGACGAGAACTCGTCAACACCAAGACTTGCAATCTCTGCTGCGTTGAAAACTGTTGAAAGGTTCCAAGTCGTTAGCTCTGCGATACGGCCTGACATATACTCATCAGGGGTGAGCTTGCTACTCCGTCCAATCGAAAGTGTATCCACGCCTGTGGGGGCAACCGCTGAACCACCAGGTGAAAGACCCTCATTCGCACCATCGAGGTAGACACGGATGTCGGTGGCTGTATTGAAGATAGCGAGAACATGATGCCATGTATTAAGTAAGACGGCCCCACCGCTATCAGCAATCTCACTAACTGAAACATTGTCAACGATCTCGCCACGGAAGACAGCAGTATCTGTTCCCTGGACGGTCACGCTAATAGTGAAGCCAGTATTGAAATCGGCTGCGTCTGTCGTGATCCCGAAGACAGCATTAGTTACTGTGACTACATTTGTAATTACCGAAGCACCGAAATCGATGTGGGCATCAAGGGCAATCTGTAGAGCGATCGCTACGGCATTCGCTGTATCGTCAGCAGCAATCCCAACTTGGATAGCAGTTAAGCCGCCAGGAGCGGGATCAACACTTCCACTATCAATTGAGAACCAAACATAGTAATCAGTCGTTGGTGACGAGAGTGTGAAGTATCCATTCTCAAGAACGCCAGCAGCACCTTGGGTAGTTACTAAAACTGTGAATGTCGTATTGACATCTACAGCATCAACAACACTTCCAACAGCGGCGTTCGTAACCGTGACTACATTTGTAATTACCGAGGCACCGAAGTCGATGTGGGCATCGAGAACAATTTGGAGAGCAATCGCTACAGCATTCGCTGTATCGTTAAGGGCAATCCCGACTTGGATAGCCGTTAAGCCACCAGGAGCGGGATCAACACTTGAACTATCAATCGAAAACCAAACATAGTAATCGGTTGTCGGAGATGAGAGGGTGAAGTATTTATTCTCTAAGCTACCAGCAACATCAGCAACAGTTGTAAAGTCAGTGACTTCCGGGAAGGCATTAGCCCCAGTTGTTACACTAGTGACCTCTCGCTTACGGCCATACAGACCTAACCTGTGGTAGTTATCCTCCGACGACGCATCTTGGAATGCAGCGAATGTTTGATCTATGTCGATGTCATCGAGATAGATCCAGCATCCAGTAGCAAATGGAAATGCTATTGCCGGGTTAGTGGCAAGTGCATACTGTAAAGATGCGTCGTCGAAGAGGATACTCATTTAGCTGCCGCTGCCTCTTTCAATGCTGCAAGTTCCGCTAGACCCGGACCTTTGCGCTTGGAAGCCCGTGGCATCTCTGGCTCCGGGCGTGGAAGCTGGTAGTTAAAGTGCTGGTTGAACCAAGGGAAGCCTGCCATGATACTACTAGCCAGACCATCGCTGATGGTCTTAGGCCAGACTGGTGGACTGGCTTGAACCTTTCCACTCCCGGTATGTGGGAACTTATTGTTATAGAGGTGGTCAGGATCTGTTGCTGTGTTGACAACATTCTCGAAATCGTGCTCGAAACTTGGCTGCTCAATGTAGCAATAGAGTCTCTCCATCATCTCCATGGGATGGCGAGCTAGATCTTCATACTTGACAAAGAACACCTCTTGCTTCCGATTGAGAATATCCTCAATACCTATCAAGCAAGACCCAATCATACCCTCGTCTGAGAACATGTTGATTGCTTTCTGGACAATACCAACCCCAGGGGTATCGTCGAGGAGTGGGAACTTACGATGTTGATTCTCGAAGCTGCAAAAGACTTCACGCAGGTCTCGAACGGTCACAATGACTTTGGCGTCCGGGTAGACCTGCCTTAGTGCGAGGATGTTCATCGCCCAACCACGTGACTTGCAGAAAGGCACCTTGTCGGTATTGTTCCATGCGTCACAAAAAGCTTTTGCTGATCTGTATAGCTTGTCCTCTGTTTCTTCGCGGCGCTCTGGAACTAGGCCACCTTTGACATCTGGGCTGGTGCTCCAGATGTTGACCATCGCTCGTAAGATACCGGGCAAGGGGTTTGTATGCTCGACCTGAAAGTCAGGATTTTGAGCAAGGATATTACATAGCAGCGTTGAGCCGCTGCGAGGAAGTCCCATAATAATGTTCATGCTAGATAAGCCGTCACATCTGCATCGGTGAAAGGAATAGTTAAAGCGTCCTCACCTGGTTGTCGGTTGTCGTTTGCGATCACGAGCATCGCATCAAGCATGATGCCGAAGTCGTGAAGAATCAGAGCTCCGTCTGGCTCTGCTGCGATACAGTCGAAGAAGGTAGTTTGCTTTGCTGCTGCGTCTGCACCGCTGATAGCCTCAAAGCGTCTGTCGAAGCGCATGAGAGAATTGCGTATACCCCTCACCATTGGTGGGAACATCCGAGCGACGCCATTGCATTGCGTCGAATTCGTGTGCGCTGGCGTCGAATTGAGACCTCTGATGTGCTCCGCTCTCTGCGAGTTGTCCATTGGCATGTGATTATCCTCTTACTTCAAGAATGTGGATTTCGGAAAGCCATTCCACAGTCTGCGCTGCAGTTCCAGTGACACGGGCCACGATGTCATTCCCAACAATAGTGATGTCCATAGTCCAGGCTGGAGCACCCTGACTAGAATCCAACGTCCACGCCTTCGGAGCACCTACGAGCACCGGAGCACCAGCTGCGTTTCGATAGACCAGGGTGTTGGTGAGTCCGAACACTGCGTTGAACCCGTCAACGTCCGTGCGCCTCGCCACAGCAAAGCCCCAAACGGAATATGCCTTGTCCGCTTCTGTCGGAAAGGTGAGGACCGTCGTCTGCGTTGCGTCGGTCGTCTCGATATGTGTTGTGACCCACCCACTCTGGTTTGGCTTCGTGGACGCTATGTTGTCGTCAGCGGAAAACGCACGATGCCCACCAACCCAAGCTCGAGCGCGAATACCCTGAGCCATCGTGGAACGCCACGGGACGTTGCTCAGTGGGTAGGACTTGCAGAAATCCCCTACCGCAAAGTTCCCACGGAACGTGTTGTAGGCTTGCGTCGTGACCTTGTAGAGGTAGTTATTGAAGCCGAGTCCTACGTTCGCTCTGTTGCTTACTCGGTTGCCAGTGCCAATAGCGACCGTGCCTCCGTAAACAAAGTTTACTCCGCTGTAGCAGTAGTTCTCATTTCCGATGGCAGTCTGACCGTAGTTGTAGGTGTTCCCCTGGATGCGGTTCTCGAATCCGACTGCTGTGTTCCTCAGGGAGTCTCCTGTGGAGAAGGATGCTACCGAGTTGTAGTGTCCGACGATGACGTTGTGACGCTGGTATTGTGTAGCATTTCCGATATCCCCAAGCACATTGCCTTTGCCTCCGATGAGAATATTCTCATGGCTCGTGCCATAGATGTAGGAGTCTCCCTGCCCCAAGAAGGTGTTGTAGTTAGCACTAAGACCACTATACCCACGGATGCCAGCGCGTGAGCCACCACTAACCATGACCAGGTTACCGTAGTGGTTACCTCCTCCTTGGTTGTCGAGCCCAGCCCGTCCATCTCTCTGCGCCTTGATGACGACGTTGTAAAAGCCTAGGTCTGTGGGATCTTGACCGTGCGCTGCGTGCATGAAGTAGTTACCGATAACGATGTTGTATCTACCTCCCATGCGGTTTTTGTTGCCGATACTGGTGTTGTATTTCCCGGCAGCCTGGCTCTCCTTACCAATGAGAATCCCGCCGACGGACACCAGTGAATTTGAGTTCCCCCTCCCGATGGTGATGAGGTCGTTGCTCGTATGAATAGCAGAAGAAACAAACCCGCGACCGATGCAGATGTGGTCTGGGGACTCTGACCTGGCTCCATAGCCAATCGCGATGCCGTTGGTCGAGAGCACCGTGTGCGTGAATGCGCCTCGTCCAATAGCGATGTCGTTCGCTGCACCAGCGTCCGCGCCGCGTCCGATAGCAATGCCGTCCGTGGCACGCGCTATCGCATTCCGCCCGTGAGCAAGGGTGTCGGCGAATCCAGCATTCGCCGCGTCACCGAAAGCCCAGGAGTTCGCACCGGCTGCAGATGCGTTGCTGCCATGAGCTAGAGACTCAAGACCAGCGGCCTCTGGTGCCGGACTGCCCTTACCGATGCCAGCACGGGTGCCAACACCGTCGGTCCAGAATCCTCCGCCACCACCGCCACCGGGTGCAGCATCCTGCTCAATGACGACTGTCATTAGCTGGGCAACACCAACCATATCGTCCGAGGTGTCGTTACCATGACGCCTAACTGCTAAGCGAAACTGGTCACCCTGAACAACACCATCTATCTGGGCAGATGTGAGAATGATAGCTGTCTCGGTCGTAACACCAGTTACAGCATCGGTGGCGTCTACTGCAAAAACTCCAGCAGCAAAGCTATCAACATCGAGATCATCAACACCTGGTGCGTGCTTCTCGAAGGCAACCTCCCAAACAACACTCCCGCTTGTGGCGACTCCAGCCATCCAAGTTAGGAGGATGGTAACATCCCCACTAGCATAGACGGTAGGCATGTTGAAGGTATAGAACGTCTCAGTTACTACACCCGCTGGAAAGACTGCTACGCGGTGTCCATTACGGACAGCGAAAGTTGGCCTATTGGTTCCACTAACAAAGTCAGCTGCAAGTGGACCGGCTCTGAGTAGTGAGGTAGGCATTAGGTCGCGTTAACGCTGTAGGTGATTTTGAGGATGTCCAGGTTAGCAACCGGGATATCTCCAGCGAACAGGGCCGTGGCCCAGAGCACACCAGATGATCCGGACTTCGTGCCATCAGTAATCGCAAAGATCCCCTTGAGGGTTTGCGTAGCACTAATAGTGAACGTAGCAGGAGTCGGGTTAGTAATACTCTGTGATGCTGCGGCAGACGTAACCCAAGTGGGGCGCGTGCCTTCAGTGTAGCCAGTAGCTTCAGCCCATCCTGCGTGCGATGCAGCGGTATCCGTAGCCGCGAGTGCAGAGAAGGCAGCGTTGTCGATGAGCCCGAGATACCATAACGCAGGCGGTGCAGTGTTGAAGAAGTAGGAAGTAAGAATTGCATTCTTACCCTGATTCACAACACCGTTCTTGAGCTTGTAAGTTTTGAAGAGTTCACCACCTCTCCATTGCTCAAGATTGAAATGGCCCTCAAAGCCAATCTTACTCTTAGGCAAACGGTGCCGCTCCAGTTGAGCACTAACACTCTGCCCGAACTCAAAATTCGATGCCGCCATCATGGACTCCTGTTATCGGCCCTAACGTCGCGGGCCACTGTTTGGTCTTAATTGAACTGTCCCTGTTCGGATACCGCGATTTATTTCCGCTACGACTTCTCGCGCTGTTACTTTTGGATCCGTAGATTCCTCAATGGTAATCGTGACGGGGCCTACGTTTAGTGCCTGTTGCACTCCAGGAAGCGAGCCACGAGCGGAGAACGCTCCAAAGGGATTGACTTGTGTTGTCTGGATTGTAGAGCGCGTTCTCTGTTCGCCTGCTGGACGTTCAAGTTTCGTCTGTGACAGCGCTCGGACAAGAGCATCACGTGAGTTTCGGTCGTCGCGAAACGGTTGGATAGGTTTTGAGGGACTGAGTTGGTTACTGATCTCGCGCTGTTGTTTAATAATGTCTAGCGCCTTCTGGCGTTCCTCGACATCCTCAAAGCTAATCCGTGCACGTCGGAATTGAAGTGTCCGAATCTCTTCGTCAATCAATTCTTGAGCCTTTGCATCTGCAACTCGTCGCTCGAGCACTTCCTTTAGCTCGCGCTCAGCGTCTGCCTGGCCTCGCCCAATTTGCTTAAGAAGTTCAGGGGAGACACGTGACTCAGGAGTTCCAGATTGGGTTGGCGATTTAATACCTAGTCCAAATGGGCTTTGGGCAGCATCCGCAAGAACTTTAGTATTGGCAGCAATTTGCTCAGAAACTGTTAACTGCTTCTGCTGTGTCGGACCCTCTCCACCTTGTTGCGAGGTTTCGGGCCGTGGACCATCCTTGAAGGTTCCGGACTTTGGACCATCCTTGAGGGTTCCGGGCCGTGGACCAGCTAGGCGCTGTCCTGGGCGTAGTCCTTGCCGTGCAAGAGCTTTCTCTTGCTTCTCAGCCTCTCGCCTTGCTTTCTGGAAAGCCACCTGCCGTTCGTTTTCTTGCTTAAATTGTTCAGCGATTGCATTTTGCTGAAGCTGGATTGATGGAGCACCTCGCCCGAGGCGGATGGTAGTATCAATCTCACGTCGGGGAAGTGTCTTCGGCAGCTCCTCCCTTTGAGGCGTTACATTTACTGGAGTCTTAGTCTCCGCTTGTGCACGAATACCCGCGAGACGTGCTTCGAGTGTTGGGGCAGCTTTTAGGCGCTCAGCATTTTCTGCTGCAATCCGCACGGCTGCAACCGAACGGGCTGCCCCTGCGGCACGACGCGTTCTCTCACGTTCTTCGGCCTCGACAGTCGCTTTCGCCTGCTCTACAGCAATGCCAGGGACTTCTTCCTTAAATGCCTTTGCGAAGTTCTTGGCAGCTTCTGTCCCAGTCTTCTTCGAACCTTTAGCGATGGTAGCATCAATCTCACGAGTTAGACCCACGACCGGCGGTGGCGTAACTTCACCAGGAACGGTTCCGATATTAGCAGGAGCATCGAAGATCCCTTGACGTTTGATGATCGCAGCAGATGCCTTCTTGATGTTCTCAGCAAAATCGAGAGTCTTAGTCGCTGCGTTCTCAACCTCTTGAGTCTCACCGGCCTTTGCCGCAATGGCAATATCAATAAGTTTATTCTGTAGTTGAAGGGCAGCGATCTGAGCCTGGCGTGCCTGATCCTCTTTTGTGACTCCCTGGATATCCCCTAGTCGGGTTGTGTCATTTTGATTAGCAAGGAGGCGACCGAATGCTGCCTCAAGCTCCACAACATCAGGAGCGCTACGAGCATCGACCTGTCCGAAATTTCCTCCTCCTGCGAGAAGAACCTTTTTCAGCTCGTTAAAGCGGATGTTGAACTCTTGAAGCAGCGAAGGATCTTGAACACCTGTCTGTAGTTGCTCAGTCAGCTCGCGGAGGCGAGTAACATTCTCCTGAACGCTCACGACAACAGCGTTTTGAGCCTTGATCTGCCTCTGGAGAAATTTCTCCAGGGACTCGGTGGGTCCCCTGGTCGGGAGAGCACCCGGTGATCCAGGAGTGCTCGTCTGTGGTGCCCCAAAGATCTGTTGTTGCTGGCGCGATTGGGCGATCCCCGCATTAGTCTCGCCCACCCCGGATGTCTGGAATCCCTGAAGTGCGTTCTCGAAGTTCTGGAGATTTCCTGCGAACTCTGTGAGAGCCGAACTACCACCAATGCGGATCCCTTCAGCGGCCGAGAGCGCTTCCTTGAGATCCTTCTGTTGGAGCTTAAGATTCGCGACCCGATCATCCTCTGCACGCTTCGTAAGTTCGGCGCGTGTAGCAGCCTCTAGATTGAGAGCACGCTCTCGCTGGATGCCTTCGGCTTCTGCGCCGCCACCGATGAGAGTCTGGAGCGAACGGATACGTGCCAGACGCTTCTGCTGTTCACCAACTTGCTCAACGAGCTTGTCCCGTTCCTTAGTTGCCAGAACTTGCTTCTGGTTGAAGGCATCAGCTTCCTTACTGATGGTCCTGAATAGAAACTGTGCGATCTCTAGGCGGCGTTGACGTAGCCCCTCTTCCTTTGCCCGCTCCTCGTTGAGGCTTCTAATTGTTTCGAGACGTTGACGCTCCTCGGCAAAAGCCTGGAGACCCGCCAAGCGAATCTGCTGCTCACGCGCGGCAGACTTCTCAATCGCCTCCTGCTCTCTACGAACCTTTGCAATTTCCTTGAAAATCTTATCGAAGTCTTCTCCAGTGTTTGCTTCTCCGAGAGACTCTTGAAGATCTGAAAGTTTCTTAGCAGCTTGGAGTTGAGCCTCGGACCCATTCTTAACAAGCTTCTGCTCTCTTTGAATTGCAGCAATGCGCTGCTCAAGAACTTCACGCGCTCCACGCCCACTTACACGGGTGAGCTTGGCACGGAGATCAGCAAGTTCAACCTCATTCTGCACCTCAGCGTTGCTGACCTTGATGCTCGCAGCAATACGCTTCTCAGTAAGTTCTTTCAAGAGATCGTTCTGGAGTTTGAAGGCTGCGAGGCTCCCTTCCTCCGCCGCCGCTTGCGTCTTAGCTTGTGCCTGTTCGATGGCAGCATCGAGAACACGTGCTGACTGCCCTGCTCCAGCCCCGATTAGGTCGATTCCAAGACGCTTCTTGTTTAGCGCCTGGAAAGTCTTCTCAATATCGTCCGTGGCTGCCTTGGCGTCCTTGGTCGCCGCTTGAACAGCTTTCTTGGTGTTGGCAATCCGAGCAGTTAGGCCCGCGTTGAAGGAACTAGTTGCAACGGTAAGTGAACGTTCAAGCTCTTTAGACTGTGTTCCGACCTCGCTGATCAGATCCGTTGCAGCACGACGTTGGAGAGCGATGGCTCCCAGCTGCTTCTTAGTCGTCTCTTCGATCGAGTCAACAACAAATGCAGTTTGCTTCGAGAGGATCGCTCGCGTTTTCTTGGCCGCGTCCTCACGACGCTGCAAGACTGCGAGGTTAGCATCCTCAACCGCCTTAAGTTCCTCCTCTGATATACTCAGAATGAGTGCAGAGAGTGCTTCACCAGCAATAACGGCAGCAGTTGCAATTGCAAGGATCGGGATTTTACCTAGGGCCGCTCCAAAGCTAAGGCCAGCAACTCGGGCTGCCTTGAAAGCAAGAGCAAGGTTTGTAAGACCGAGGGCGGCGCCAGCAAGAGCTGCACCGGCAAGCACCCGTCCAATAGTCCGTCCAAGAGCATTGAGAACACTAATCGTCTTAGTGACGATACTATCGATGCCGCCCATCTCTTTAATGAACCTAACGATGGCTTCAATTGCAGGAGTTCCTAGCTCCTTCTCAAAGAGGTTCCTGGCTGTGGCTCCCATGATCGCCAGCTGCTGACCCGTGCTCTGGATGACAAGCTGAGTCTTCTCACCAAATGCTTCAGTAGTTTGTTCTCTAAGTGCCTTAATAGCTTCTTCGGCATCTTGCGCGCCCTTACCACTAAGAGCAAGAGCACCAACGATAGCGCGAATACGTCCGAAGCCTTCAGCGGTGCCTTCAACAGTATTGCCAAGTTCGTTGATGAAAGATGTAAGAGCCGGAATAAATCCACGGGCATCAATGAGTGCTCTACCAGTAGCGACACCAAGCTTGGTGAGAGCCTCTTCACCAGCCGCTGTGGGCTTGAGAAGTTTAAGAATGACGTTGCGGATAGCTGTGATGGCCTCATCAGCCTTGAAGCCTTGCCGCGTGATCGCGTCAATAGATCCAGCAACCTCTTCGAGACTAACACCAAGCTGGTTCGCAGGGACAGCAACACGACCAAGGATACCGGAGAGATCCTCAACCCGCAGAGCACCAAGTTCAACAGCCTTGAAGAGTTTTGCTGCGACTAGTTCAGCCTGTTCAGATGGGATTCTGAATGAATTGATAGCAGACGTTAGGAGGTCGGTAGCTGTTGCGGCATCCGTAGCACCGGTAACGGCAAGTTGATTCGCAGCGGTAAGGAACCGGAGTGCCTCTGCACCCTTAATAGCTTGGTCGCTAGAGTTCTTAATCTGGCGCGAAATAATCTGGTAAAGACCATCGGCTTGGGAGAGAGTATCAATACCGAACGCACTACTTAAGGCTCGTAAGGAATCGGCCCATTCTTCGGTTGTTCTTGTGCTCGTCCCCGCAATGGTATTGACCTGGGCAATCTTGATTGAAAGTGTAGCAGCCTGGTCAGCGGCTGCTGTTATTGCAGTGACTAATCGGAAGGCCCCACCGATGAGTAAACTAATACCGATAAGATTAGCAAGACCCTTAATTGAGGAACCAAGACCTTTGGTCGCTACGTTAGCCTGATCCGCTCCAATCGCGACTTGCTTTTCAGCCGCAGCTAGCTCGAGTGCAGCCAACTCGGCTTGAGTAAGGTTCCCGGTGAACTTGAGTGTGCCAGCTCGCGCCTGAGCGATGGCGACCTCTACCTGCTTAAAGGCTCCAACGCTAGTTGCGGCAAACTTCCTAACTGCCACCTCAGCCTGGAGGAAGTTGTTGATTTCCTGCTTACCAGCGGTGCCTGTAGCTAGGCGCTGCGCGACAACAGGTGTGCGGGTCTGTATTGTATTCGCACGTCGCAGGTTTTCAAGTCTGATGAACTCAGCAGCAACACGCTTCTCATCCGCAATCCGTTGTGCTGTTTGCTTCTTGAGTCCTGCGAGATTGAGTGTCCGTGCTTCAAGCTCTCCTGATATTCTAGTAGCAATGATTCTTTCTTCGTCTGTAATTTTCTGAATAGTCAGTCGTCTGAACTCGGCGGCGACACGTTGCTCGTCCGCAATTCGTTGGATCGTTTGCTTCTTGAGGCTAGCGCGGTTAAGCTTCTCAGCTGTTCGCTCGGCAGCGATGCGAGCATCAATAACTTTCTGCTGGTCAGCAATTTGCTGTGCCGTTTGTTTGGTGAACTCAGCGGCGACACGCTTCTCATCCGCAATTCGTTGGATCGTTTGCGCCTTGAGACTAGCGCGGTTGAGATTTCCTGCTTTTAGCTCCGCAGCGATGCGAGTGTCAATAACTTTCTGCTGGTCAGCAATTTGCTGTGCCGTTTGTTTGGTGAACTCAGCGGCGACACGCTTCTCATCCGCAATTCGTTGGATCGTTTGCTTCTGGATGGCAGCATCACGTCCGGCAGTCTGTGCAATGAACTCAGCAGCAACACGTTTCTCATCCGCAATCCGGATGTTCCCCTCTCGCTTGATCGCCGCGATGCGGGCGGCTTCTCGCTGCTTATCAAGAGCTTGTAGCTTGCCCTGAGTAGTGTCCTCGTCCTTGAATCTTTGACCCTTGGCCTTCTCAACCCCTGGCGCACGAGCAGCTACACCTGCGATGCTAGCTCTAAGTGCCACAGCACGGGCGCGAAGGGCAGCGACTTCAGCATTGATGACTGGGACGGCTGAGGCACGAGCAGCTTTTGAAGCTTCAATTGCTTTTGTTGCAAGAGCCTCAGCCTCAGTATTGAGACGCGTTCCCTTAACACGCGCTGCTGCTGCCGCACCGGCATTCTTTTGAGCAACGGCAAGAGCCTCTTGGGCTGCTGCCGCTTCGAAGGCGGCAGCCGCTTCAATTCGGAGGGCCTCAGCCGTCGCGACTAGTTGAGTATCTTGTTTGATACCGGATGCAGCCGCAAGCGCGTCCGCCCTAGCAAGGAGAGCAGTTGCTTCAGCGGCGAGTGCGGCTTGGGATGCCAGCACCTTCAAGTTATCAGATTGGGCTCGGACAACTGTCGAAGTCTGGGTGATCTCATCTCCCAGGTTGCGCCAAGTTGTGGTAACCCTATTACCGGCTGCGTCTATTTGAGTAAGCGTGCGGACGAGGACATCCCCACTTCTGTTGAGCGTAGACTGGTCTTTGACAACTTTTGCGGTGACTTTTTCGAAATTTACAAACGCGGTAACCGCCTGGTCAATAGCACTGATCAGGCTAGTAGCATCACCTCTTAAATTAACTTGTGGGTCAGTAGCCATCAGTCTCCCTCAAAGAATACTGTCTTGCCCTTAAAGAACTCAGTAAGCACGAAGCGTGCTTCGTCTTCGAACTCTCTAGCAACATGAGCTTCGAATGCGTCAATGCCGTCAGTCAGGGCTTCAACCCCTTGGTCGTGGAAAGCCATTTGCCAAGAGACAGTTTGGAAAGAAAACTTGAAAACAAACTGCCCGTTAGTGCTTGCAGGATATGAGAAAACGTAGGCACGCTCACCCAGTTTCTTTCCTTCTTTAGTATCCTGAATCCCTGGTCGGCGACGACCACCTGGAAACTCAGGAACACCTTTACGCTGTCCGACCGGCGGTGAGGCAATCTTGGCCTCTACTGAGTTAAGTGCGCGTTTTGTTTTGAGTGCTTTGGAGAGGGCATAGAAAGTAGCAGCCGACATTCCAGTATCGACTGCCACTTTCCTGAGTGCCGTTCTAACAAAGAGGTCACCACCCTGTGTCCAGACTCTGACAAGCCGCCTCCGCAAAGCCTCAGTTGGACTCTCAGAAGCACCCTTTCCCTGGAGGCGATTCCTCATGGCCTTGATGCCAGCGATGTCGACATCTATATTAAAGGCCATGAGGATCACTTCCTGACTGCCCCAAGCATCTTGTATAGCTCCATGCGTTCTTGGCTTTTTTCATAGCCTCGAAGCTGGTCATACGCGATGAGTTGTGCTTGGACCCAAGGGACATTATCTTGCCAGCTTTCCTTGACCTCTGGAGGTTTTATGCCCCAACGTTCGCAGGCACGCCAGACAGTGTAGGCTGCGGTGCGATACTTGGGGAAGACCCGTTGGCGGGATCCTGCGCCTGACCAGCTAAAAAACGATTTGTTGCCTCATCGATTTTCGTCTGGTTCAGGCCACAGGCATCCGTCACACACATCTCGACTCGTGCGATCTCTCCTGGAGAGAACCCACAGCTCTGCATCTCCGACTTATACAATTCCCACGTCTCGGGGTTATCAAGCTTCACCGTATCCCACTCAAGACCCTCAGTGGCCTCAAGCGATTTGATGAGCATCCAGTAGAACTTACGAGTTGCCCACTGGTCGATAGCCTTAATATAACGTGGATCTTCGACATTCTCCTGAACCTCGCCGCCCCTAAGAAGTTTCTTAGGTGCTTGAGGCATTGGATTGAGTTTGTCACAATCCTTATAGTCCAAGACTGCTTGCGCCCTGAACACAATGTCCCCGCTTTGTCGTGGAATAACCACAACCTCGATATTGGGGCCGTCGAGTTTCTTACCTTTGATCTTCATATTTTCCTTCTTGGAGATGCTAGCATCTACTAGACGCTAGGCTGGAGTGACCTTACGATGGAGGCCGTCTTGGAGTTACACTTGCCGGTAACCGCGATGGTTCCAGCAGACAGATCATGGTCCAACGACTCATACCGGAAGTCCGGCAAAGTGATGAACTCTTGCTCCTGAGTAGCGGCACCGCTGCCGCAGACAGGAACGTTTTCGAGAACGATGTCGAGTGCGAACGGACGACAGGCATCCGGATCGCTAGAAATCCAGGTCGACGCGTTGTTGAGATTCTTCAGAGCGTCTTCGACCGTAGGCGGAACACCCGCCGAGTCAAGATTGCCAGTGATGAACTCCCACAGGAGATCAAAGCTGACGTCCATCGGAACTTCGTCACCCTCACGAACCTCATCAATACGGCCACGATCGAGAGTATACTCCACCGTGCGGGTCTCACTGTAAGTGAGGTTACCTTCACCGATCTTGATGAGAATGAAGTTCGGCGTTGGTGACGTGCCGTCTTGAAGCTTCAGCTCGACCCGCTTAAGGTCGATCTGAGCGAAAACCGGAACCCGGATGGGTGCCATCAAAAATTGCATTGGATGTCCTCTCCTTTTAAGAGGTTTGTAGAACCATTTTGTAATGACCTTCAACGGATGCTTGCATCAGCTTGGTCTGAACGTCGATCTGTCCAAAGTGGTTAATCTCCACGTAGTCACGACTTTCGCGATTCTGTAGAAGTTGTAAACAACCCACAAAGGACTGATCATCCTCTATACCATTTCCAAATTTGAATACGCTAATGGCTGGCTCGAAAGCCGCCGCTGCAATACCCACCGATTGATGGATTCTGTGATAGTTAGAGTCGCTCATAGTGGACTGGACAAGTATATTGAACTCGATATCTAATATCCAACAGTCCTTGCTTACCTCTCGCAAGTTAGGGCCATCCATGCGTAGCTCAAAGAGATCTTTCTCTAGGCGCGTTGCTCGATGTTGACCTTCAATAAACAACGGAATGCCCGCTGCTGTTGCAGCAGCAAGAAAATGCTTGCTTGCTGTTGCAAAAATCCACCTAGGCCAATTTGGATTTGAACTCATGTTATCCGACGGTGTCACTGGAAGCAATTCCCTGGACTCTTACCAGGAAACCCTTCCTTTGTTCTAGGAAGTCAATGGTCTTGACTTCATAGCGTTGGTTGTCAAACTCGATGTGGTCATCATTATTAAAGACAAAGTCTTTAGGTAGGTCTTTAGCGTCGAACAACACTACCCGTGTCTTACGGTCGAAAAAACCGCCACTCACAAAGTTGTTATTCGCTGCAATAAAGGTGAGGTCATAGACAAAGCTTCGGTCAATACTGTCTGGTAGAACAGGTGCTCTCCGAACATTGAGGACGTTATAGTTTCGTAAAATTTCTCCCGTTTCAACATTATTCGTTTGACTTACATATTGATAGATCGTCACCGGGAGGCCAAACTGCCGCTTCAACCTGTAAAGGATAACAGTGATCTGTCTTAACACATTCTGAAACGCCATTCGACCTCCTTTCTGAAGGCTCGCCGAGGGATGTTGCCATCCCTCGGCTTACCCTTCACCGTTACTACGCGAGCATCACCGCGCCAAGATTGATGTCGAGAACCTTCACGCCGCAGAGCAGATCGGCGGTCACCAGGTGACCCTGCTTGTTGCCGTCATAGGTCATGACGATGCGCATCGACAGGCCGTTATACGACGCGACGAAGCTAAGAGCACCAGTCCCGGCAGCCGGAGCAGCCAGAGGACGAGTGACCAGAGCCAACGCCTGCCGGTGGAAGGCAAAGTTGTATTGCCCAGCCGGACCAGGCGAGATAACGGCGTTGTCAGCAGCGGCTGCAGCCAACGGACGCCCGAGAAGCATCGAGATGGCCGTCGGAGTGCTAAGCACGCCCTGCGTCTCACCAGTCGAATCACCGAGGCCGATGAGACCACCAGTGTTCAGCGCACCACCACCGAAGCCGTCGATCACCAGCTCCTTAGCGTAGCCAGCCGCGTAGCCAGCCACGAAGTTCACCGCACCCTGAGTATACTCAGTGATGACGGCATTGTCGAGAACAGCACTCGCCAGGGGCGGAGTGATGGTGAGCGACGTCGGAGTGCCAGCACCAACCGCCGAAACGATACGGTGAGGAATTTCGTCACCAGCGATGGTGATGAACGTCCCAGGAACAACCGTTGCACCAGCGATGCGACCATCCACAGTCAGGACCGTAGCGCCCTTAGCGTAGCCACCCACGTTGTCAATCAAGATGTCAACGGCAGTCGCCGTGCCAGCCGCCTCAACGTGCGGAGTGTTCTGGCTCATCCAGTGAAGGATGCCATACTTCAGTCCGAGCGAACCCTCACGCAGAGCCGTGCCCTCGTCGCCAACCTTATCGGCGGTAACCCAGGAGTCGATACCCAGAAGATCAGCCTCGGTCTGAGGCGTCACAATCAGGTTACGACCACCCATCGGCACCTTCAACTCATTCATCTTACGACGAATGTCGATGACGGTTGACTTCGTCGGCGTGACACCCAGCTGACCAACCGCGTTCGGAAGGAACTGGTAAGCCTGCGACAGAACAACCTCGTCGACCATCTGAGCCATAGAGAGCATGGCCGGGGCGAGCAGGTTATCCCGCAAGCTCTGGAAGCCCTTCGACTCTTCGCCATCCTTGACGAGGAACGAAACGTGAAGATGCTGGTTCAGAGGAACCGGCACATTCGTGACGATGGCATCTTGAACCGTGACGCTATCAGCATCCGTCTTACGCTTACCAACAAAGTTGGCGGGCAGACGAGTGTTGACGATATCGCCAAAGTTCGCGATCTGGTTCTCGAAGTCACGATGGACGAGGTTAGCCGCCACCATGTTGTTCTCCAGAAGCATGAGCCCTTCCTGGGCCCAAATCTCTGGAGTGAACGCGTTCTCAAGATCGTTCGCGAACACCGGCACCCGAATGAGTGCCATCAAAAGATTGAATTGCATTGTTTTCTCCATTAGAAGTTGATTTCGCCTGCCTTGCGAGCCTTACGATAGGCCACAGGGTCTGCGGCAAGGTTTTTGAGGTCCGGCTTCTTGCCCCCAGGTTGAGAGCGCAAACCCGCACCACCAGATCCCTCACCTCGAAAGAGGTTTAGGTATTCGTCTTCGTCTTTCATCCTCTTGACCGCATCCTCTGGGGAGAGATCAAGAGTAACCGGCTTCCCTTCCTTATCCTTAGCCTGATATTTCACCTTCGGGCTAAGTTGTCCAGTCGGTTGACCTTCATCATCCAAAACCTCAACGAGTTGAGTAGTCCGGCCGAGAATAGCGACAATTTGCTTGGGAGAAAACGCATTGCTCGCAGCAGCCGCGTCCGTTAAAGAACGCTCAATAGTTGATTCGGTGTAACGCTGTGACCAAGTATCTCTCTCGGCGGTCAGCGAGTCAATAGCCAGTTGATGAGCTTCCTTTTGCTTCTTAGCAGCACGCTTGGCTTGCTCATCTTTCGTTCGCATCTCATTGGAAATCATCTCAAGACGACTGTCCAATTCCTGACGCTCGGTTGCAGTCAGCTGGGCCTTGGACCGCAAAGCGTTCGCTTCGTCCACAGCCTTCTGAACCGTGCGCTGATGCTTCTTCTTCTCGGTAGCCAGGATCCGATTGATCTCTGCCTGTTGCTCGTCCGAGAACTTCTTGGTTCCGGCTGCAGGAGGTGAAGTGTCAGTGTCAGTGTCAGTGACGATGTCACCATCAACCACACCATCAGTCCCGCCGTCAGCGTCACCGTCTTCACCTTCGAAGACAGGACACCTTACCGGATTCATATAGAGCATACTGTTATAGTCACTGAATCGCATTTCAATCTCCACCCGGTATCTCACCGGTATTGTTGCATCATACATGATGCGGGTTAGGTATTGGACTCCTCGTCCAGTTTCTTCTTCAATTCAGCAGGGCTGTAAAACTCAGTCCCGGCCTTTTTCGTAATCTTGTCGACATGTGCACTGAGGAAATCCTCAGCACTCTCCTCGATGGCAGCATCCTGAATAGATTTCGACAGAGCCAGTTGGCTTTCTGGAGTCATTGTTTTCTTGTGACGCTCAATCCCTACAACAGACGCGCGGAGTGCAGCCTCCGCCTTCGTCTTGATAAGGTTCAGTTCGTGTGCACGAACCTCCGCCATATCGGCGCGGTCGAGCGCATTCTGGTTGCGCTTGTAATCCACATAGATCTTGATGGCGGAGCCGATGGCACCGATGACAGCGATCACAATTGTGTAGAGAGTAGCGTCTTCCATGTTAGTTCCGCCTTGTTTCAGGGATTGACATCGCCGGATTCATACGCCGGAACTCACTGACCCAGAGGGTTTCATCTACTATGGTCCAGGAGTTCGCTGCTTTGGTCTCGACACGTTCCATGCGGCGCTCGTAAGTAGCGAACCGTTCATCCGTTACCTTGATGCTTGCATCAATCGAGGTCTTGAGTCCAGCGAACTGGCTATTTAACCATCCCCACGCGGCTAGGAAACTGACGATAATGCTGAAGGCAATCGAGATTGGGACCAATGTTCCCTTATCGAGTTTCACAGGCACGGCGATCGGTCCCTCGGCTGATGAGTCAGACATTAACTCGTCCTATGTAGTTCAATGTTAAGGGGATCGTAAAGGTATGGCTGGAGGTAGGTCCAAGCTGTAAAGCTCGGAACCCCTGCTAAAAGGTATGCAGGCTTGACTGAGCGATCAAACGATGACCGCACACCGCCATAGCCTTGGGAGGTCATAAAAACATTCTCGAATTCAAGCTGAGGATCGACACCATCGAGTAATGCCAATGCAATTTCTGCCGTGGCATTCTGAATATCCATGGGGATGACAACATCCACTCCACGTGGGAACTGAAGTTCTTGGGTTGCAACGGCTTTACAGCCAGAGAAGTTCAGACGATCAACGACTCTCGTCGCCATAATAAGCGACTTATCTTTTGTTGTATCGTCGGTGGTGTCGTCCCACGGATCAGTGTTTAGTCGTCCGTCGAAGTATGCTTGCGCTTCAACACGATCGATGTAGCTACCGACTAGTGGCATTACTGCCCCTCCCCTCTTGTGCGATCGGTCTCGGAGAGCTGGGTTGTCGTGTCATTCGCTTCATTGCGCTCGTCCACACCTGAACTAGTATTGGCATCGAGGTCAGGAGCACCACGCGCCTGTGCGCGCTTCATATCTGCTTCCTTCATCTGAGCAGTCACAATACGTGCTGCGCGCCTAGCATGATCCTCAGCGGCACGCTCCGATTCACCCTCCGGGTAGCCACGCAATTCACTGGCAAGTTTGTCACCAACGAAACCTGACTCGTGGTCTGAGCGAATGATGAGCGGATCAGTGACGATGACGATAGCACTCTCAATCTCGGAGTGCATCTTCTGAAGCTCTTCCAGAGAGACCTTGTGGCCTTGCATGATGCTGATAATGTCTTTAGTCGTCTGCTTCTGGAAGGTTTTACTGGGGACAGTAGGGAGGATATCCCGAAGCTCAGAGGCTTCCTTCCGGCGGTCCTCATCAGTCCGCATGTCATAGTTGTCAGGATACTTGACAGTGACTTCACCGCCTTTAGCATTCTCATACCAAGACCAGATACGTCCGACGTTGCGCTCACCGAACTCACATTCGAGTCCGATGTTAGCCAACCCGCCTTCGACACTGAGGCCGGGGGCACTTTGAGACTTGGTGTTAGCCAGGTTCAAGCTGACAAGTTCACGGATGTCTTTCTTCATCTTCTCTTGAAGCTGCATACTCGCGATCAGTGGCTCAGACGAGGGGTGAATGAATTGAGGACGATCAACGCCCATTGGGTAGCGACGGCCTTGGCTGACACCAGTCTTCTGCTGGCGAGCATTAGCCGAGGTTGCCTCTTGCGCCGTTCCATCACCATTGATTACATCGGCTTGCCGAAGGTTCGGTAGCTCTGAACCAGGACTAAATTGCTCAGTGTAGAAGGGAAAGTTACTCTTCAGAGCGTAGTTCACATCGCTACTGGCTAGATTAAGCAGCGAGATCTGGTAGTCAGCGATGTCCGTCATCAACGAAGTGTCTAGCTCCATGAGCACGAACGGGATCTCCGGGATGTCAATGAGCATTGGCTCCTCGAGCATCGTCAGGGGAGAGTTCGCACTTCTGTTGACCACGAGATTAGCAGAACCAAGCCCTGGTCCACGCTGGCTAAGGCCGAAGCGACTCAGCTCCACCT